CATCATGGCCATCAGGCCATACCTTTGAGATATCAATTGACCCACTAGTACCGCCAGACCAGTCATGGCCAATAAGAAGATCACTCCAGTAAACAGTAGATTTGTTAGCCCCAAAGTCTGCTGTCCAAAGCCGGCCATAGGCGGCCAATACTTCGTTGCCGTATATCGCGCTAGTAACACCAGCGGCGCCAGATACGGTGCTTAACTTAACTACTGACCCACCCGCATTGTCGTAAACAAGAGGCTCAAAGCTACGCTGAAAGAAGTAGATCTTGTCGTTAAAGTTGACCATCTTCCAGTTGTCAGCGTTTATTGTGTAACTACCGGGCGTTTCATCGGCCAACGTAGTTGTGCCGCTAAGTATCTTGTTATTGCCTACAGAAAATATCTTAGAGTTACCAGCATCATCCCTAAACTCTTTTATTGCCCTAATGTTTGCAGAACCTAGCTCAGTTTTGTTTGTGGTAATAACGTTATAGCCTTTGCGCGAGGCAATACGACCACGCTTATCAATCACTGCATTGTCAGCAATATCAGCAAACGAAGGATCCTGCCCGATAGGAGAATCTTCCGTGTTAATCCCTTTAAAGGCAGGAGCCACAAGGTTAATGCTTTGTAGTGGTTGAGCCATAACTACCTCACGCCGTGTAGAAGATTACTTCTTCTGGATGTTTTTGTGCGTCTAAAGCAATGGCATCTCCAAGATATTTGTCTGCAATTGCAAAATACTCAGGCGCTGATGTTCCGCCTGTTTCACCACGCTCTCTTGCTAACAGGGCAATAGCCAAATGAATGACTGGCATTGCAGGAATGCCCATTGTGTCATCGTTAGCAGATAGATCAGCCGCACGTTTTACACAGTTAAAACGAATAGTGTATGCCTTATCTGGGGTTGGATAGATGTCAATTTGTGTATCGCCATCACTATCAACGCCGTTATAGGTGTAATAGGTTGGTGCGCTTTTGCGAGGATCGGAGATCAAGTAAGCCTCGTCAAAAAACGTAGCCGTTTTATACTCCATAAACAGGTTAGCCGTATCGTTTATAACGTTTAGTGCTTTAATCCTGTTCTGACTATCTGTAAGCGTATAGTTAAAAACATCTTCAGTTGTTGTGATGGTTAGCGTAGTTCGTAGTGCCGACCAGTCCCAGGCATCTTCAACCATTCGCTTCGCGTCGTTAACAAAGTCGCCAACCATTTTTGAATAGGTTGTAGAGGACACAGAAGCAACTTCCTCTTCTCGCATCCTTCGCAACACATTGTTTACTATATTTAGATAAGTCATTACTTTTTCCTATCCATAATCAATTTAGTTAACAGACCGCCCATCATGTCATTAGCTGTCTGCGGCAATACCAAAGGTTGAATCTCAGGCAGTTGGTAGTTAATGCCGGCCATAAATGGGCTAAACATACCGCCACCGCCACCACCACCGCCGCCAGACTCTGGGCCTGGCTCAGGTTCTTCTGTGACAGAAACGCAAACACCTTCTTCATTTAAAATTTCGCCTTCAGGGCATGGGTCTTCTGGGCTTTGGCAACCAAACTCTGCATCCGGTCTTGACCCATCTGGGCATTCAGAGCATAGCGGCCAATCGTCTGCGCCATTAGCACATACTTCGTCTTCAGGGTCATCTATAACAATGTCAGGGCAGTTAGTACCTTGGTCATCTTGCTTTGGTGTTACACCGTCTTCGCATAAACCAAAGCTAGGTTGCGGATCAAACCCCCCTGGCCCAATAACTTCTGTAGGAACACAGATACCGTTTTGGATAACTCCTTCTCGCCCATTGGTTTCGCATAAACTACCTTCTGTACGTTCAGGAAATATTACTCGCGAAGGATCAGGATCAGGGTCTGGTTGCGGATCAAACCCCCCCGGCTCAACAACCTCCGTGGGAATGCAAACACCGTTTTGAATAATTCCTGCTCGCCCAGCAGTTTCGCACAGGCTACCTTCTGCACGTTCAGGAGGTACTACTCGCGAAGGCTCTGGTTCAGGTTGTGGCTCAGGCTCTGGTTCGGGCTGAGGTTCAGGCTCTGGTTCAGGCTGAGGTTCAGGCTCTGGCTCAGGATCTGGAGTAAGAAAAGTAGCACACTCAACCGGATTAGCTTGTGCATAGTCAGAGCTTTCGCATGGGTTTGTTGCAACAGAGCAATTGCTTCCTTGTTTATCTGCCCTTGGAGTAACTCCGTCGGGACACATACCAAAGTCATTGCCACCCTCAATTACTTCGCCGCCTGTAAAATTAAAAGAATCATCATCGTCGTCACCATTGCTCGGCTCAGGTTCTGGCTGAGGTTCGGGTTCGGGTTCAGGTTCCGGTTCAGGCTCAGGCTCTGGTTCGGGTTCGGGTTCGGGTTCGGGTTCTGGTTGAGGAGTAATAAACTCTGCACATTCTTCTTCATTACCCGGAGCATTTGCATACTCAGGATTTTCGCAGGGGTCTGTGCTAATTATGGTGTTAGAGATACAACTGCCATCACTGTTGTAAACTCCAGACTCACCTTGTTTTGTTTTACAAGGCTCTCCTTCTGTAAAACTAGGGCCGGGGTCTTCGCACTCGCCCGTAGTTTCATTTCGGACTTGATTGCTAGGGCAAGGATCTAATGTTTCTACGCATTCACCGCTTTCATTAACTTCATAGTCAGAAGCACAACCGCCACATTTGCTAGGCGCTCCACGTTTAGCATCAGCAGGTATGTGAATTTTGTTTTGAGAAGCGCAATCTTCTGCTGTAGGCCCTTCAGGTACTTCTGGAGCCTCCTTTATTGGCTCTCCGCACTCGCTAGGCGTTCCTCTCTTAGCATCTGCCGGAATATGCTTTTTGCCCTGACTTCGACATTCCTCTTCTGTCGGGCCTTCAATTACTTCTGGAGCTTGCTTAGTTGGCTCACATCGACCTGTTTTTTCAGAAAAAAACGTTCCTTCAGGACAATTTGTGCATTCAGGATAGTTTATAGCGCCGTTGGGACACTCGCCTTCATCGTCTTCGCCGGCTATAAATACAAGAGGATTGTCTTCAAGATACTCTTCTATCTCAGAAAGAACACTTGCACTAACCCAGCCGCCAAGAACACCGCTAATAATATCCGCAATACGATCAGATGTTACGCCGCCCCTCATATCCGCTAGGATATCTTTAACTTTTTGTGTGGCGTCCTCTAGCGTTTCTTCTAGCCAGCCAGAAGGGTCTTCTAAAAAATCTTCTAGGCTTTGGCCTGCATCTTCAAGAAGATCTTTAAAGTCTCTTACAGTGATATCTACCATACCGGGAGGGAGGGGAAGATTAAGACCCGGTATTCCAATAATCGACGCTAAGTTTACGCAGTCTTCCCAACTTTGATATGTTCCGCCTTCTCCGTCTCCGGTTCTTCCCGTCCAGCTTTCACAGTCTTTAGATTGAACAGACATTGTTCTAAAAACAGATACAACAAGGTCTTTAAGCTCATCAACGTCTGAAGGTATAACCCCTATAAACTGGTCAATAAAGTCTTGAGTGGCTTGACTTACTGTCTCATCAACTTCGCCAAGCTCCTCTGCTCTTTGATTAATAACGTCTTGAAGAGTTACAGGAGCATCAGGTTCAGGATCTTCAGCAGAATCATCGTCATCTTCTTGTTGCTGTAGCCATTCGTTATAGCCGCCAGCTTCTGCTATTTCATTTGCTATATTTTGAATTGCAGATACATCTTGAGAATCTACGGCCTCTTGTAAAGCACGTAAAACCCTAGGGTCTATGTCAGCGGGGACGCCTTGAGTACCTACAAACTCTGGCAAATCAAATCCTGCTTCCCTAAGAATTTGTTGCATTGTTTGATAGGCGCTAGTCATTCCTCCAGTAAATGAAGGAACGCTAGTGTCTGGCCCTTCATCTCTGCCCGGAGGCGCATCGTTAAACTCTGGAGGAACAGAAGGCCCGCCACCAAACCCCGAAGGAAAACCCGGATTCGGGCGGTATTTAACCGCTTTAGTAGACATGCCTTTTTTAGGTGGTGATTTTTTAGCCATTATTTAGACCCTGATTTGCTAGCACCGAAGTAAAAACTAACTACAGAAGACACAATGCCACCTAGGTATCCAAGAACAAGATTGACTACATTCAAGTCATTGTCATCGGCAGGTTGAAGCGTTACGAGAAACACATATCCGCCAAACAAAAGTATAGACAGAATTGCAATCGCCCTTGCTGTCCAATCCTCTGAAAAAGATTCCCTAGCATGTTGTATATCCTTCGTTTCTAACGCGAATACATCAACTTCAAGCTCTTTCATCCTGACTTCAAAGTCAAGTTCAGCTTTCTTGATTTCTGCTAGCTGTTCTGGAGTAGCCTGTGAGAGCGCCTTATTTAGCTTCTGAGGCGTTGGATCGCAACCTAGTACGTCAGCAAGCATACTGGCCGCCGCACCGCCTACAGGGCCTCCTAGAGCCGCTCCAAGGGTAGGAGCAAGCTCACCTACCAATCCTTTGATCTTATCGAAGTTCACGAGAGATACTCCATGCCTTTGAGGAAGCCAACAATCAATAAGCTATTCCCAAAAATTAATCGTTCAACACGAGTAAACCGGTCACCGCCATCATCAAGCCTTTTTTCAATACGATCTAAACGGTCATCAATAGACTTACGAAGAATTTCGCACTCTGCCTGATGAACTTCTATTCGCTTTAAGGCTTCTTCAGCGGTACCCATTAGTTTCCTCCTAGTGGATTAGTGGCGTCTATGGCTGTCCAAAGATCATCCATATCACGCTCGAATCTTTTAAGCCTAGCATCTAGCGTGTTCAAGCTTTCTAATTTTGTGGCTACCTTCAGCTCTGACTCACTCGATGTTTTTTCTACGCTGGCTATCCGATCACGTATATCTAACAGTTCTTTCTGTGCATCCATGATCTGCATAAGGTTAGCCCCCAGCTCTGACAACTTGCCTTGCAGATTCTCTACATCTGCCGCTGTCATGGCTTGTTCCATGTTGGATAACTTCTTATCCATATCCTGTAAGCGAATAGAGTTAGATTCGCGCAGGTCATTAAAGCGTGTTGCCAGTGCTTCAGCTTGGGCAGTAGCGGCAATAACAGCTTCGCTTTGTTCATTAAGCTGAGAAAAGAATTGAGACGCCGCCCAGATACCGCCACCGATTGTTGAGCCAAACGTAAACACAATAGCAATCCAAACGCCCTTGATAGACGTCCCGCCAACGTTTACTTCTAAGTCTTCAAGAGCCATACAAGCACGTCTCCCGTTCTGTTGGATCTTGGATAAACCAACAGCCACCCTCGGGGCTAGTAATAAAGAATGTTGATTCTTCGCCTAGATCAATGATGTCTGCATTGGTTTTAAAGTAGCCTGCAAGATTAAGCGATGCCGACATAGTTGCATCCTGTCCTGCCCACTCAACCGTTAATATGCCTGTCGTCGCATCAAAAAATGATGTCTGAGATTCTTCATACGTTACGTTCATCGCATAAGCAGAATCGTTAGCTGACTCTATCAACTCTGGGTTGTTGGCTACTGCCATGTATGCCGCCGCTGTCTGTGCCGCTTCTTCTACTGCCTGCAAAGATTCGTTGTATGTATCGACCTCTTCGTCATCAAGAAGCACATCGTTTGAATCCATATATTCTTGCAAGGCAATAGCCTCACGAGAGTCAGGAGCTTGTTGAGCGTCTTGGGCCATCTCGTTAACTGTAACTACTTCAATCAAAGCAACCGCCGCATCAACATAGTCATCAACAACTTGGCCTAAGTTATTCATGGCTTGCTGAGATTGGTCTTGGAAATATTGGTCGGCATTAGGATCCCATGTGTAATTAGCATTTTGAAACTGAAGCACTGCATTGTTGTACGCATCTTGCTTGGCCTTAGTAATCAAGCCCGGATCAACTGTGCCAGTAGGAGCAATGCCGCCAATGTCAGCGTAATCCCACATACCACCAATGGCTTGGATACCGTACTTAAACGTATCCCGTAAGGCTTGCGAGTTATTAACCAAGTTATCAATCTCGTTCGCGCTTGTTGGTGCGGAAGCGATCACTAAGACTGCCAGACTCTTCAGCTTCATCATTACCATCTCCTGTTAGTAGTTGGTCGTAAAACACTTGGTTATCTTCGTAGTCAGGAATCCACAACGTAGGATTTGACTTAACCTCCAATAACGCTCTCTTACCAACTAATAACTTTCCTCCCTTAATGATCGGGCATGGCGTAGCAGACATAAACATCGCTCTCCATACCTGCGCGTTCTGACACATTAGGCTTACGCTTGCTACCTTCATACCCATGTTAGATAGCGTTATCGCATTTAGCCTTCTATTACACTCCTCGTCCTGCAAGTACTTACCTGATGACACCCCAAAGCCAATCATCTGTACACCGCCTGAGATTGACTTTAAGCACGACTGTTGCCCGTTACTCATAAGGCTTGGGCTTATCGCGCTACTGGCTGGCATCTGCCTACCTGCCCCGGCTCCTTGGTTAATTACCGTTTCGCCGTTGTTACTGTTGATCGTATTAAGGTCACCTTCAATGTTCGATGACCCCTCAGTTTGTCCAGGCTCCCTGTCCTGCGTTTCTGTCGGCATTTGCGCAAAGGCATATAACGGCAGAACCGCAAGAAAGAGGGCAAGTAAACGCATGATTTACCAAGGCATACCATCAGCAGACACAGGGTTCTTCTGTGCTTCGATGTTGGCTGTCAGTGCCGCCTCAGTAGCGTCCTGATCGACTGACTCGTGTACCCATGCCAGTACAGCAGACTCAGTAAGGTCATCGTAAGCTACAAAGCCGTCAGCATCAGCGTCAGGTGTAAAGCCTACAGTGCCGTATGAAGATGCAGTGAATGTGTCATCACCAACAGTTTCAGATTCAGTAACACGCCAGTGTGCAACGGTTACACCGCCGTCTGCCACGTTACGCTCAAGGTTTGCGATAGTCCATGTAGCCATTAGGCTTCTCCTTCAAGTTGTGCAACTCTGGCACGTAGTGATTGAATTTCTTTTAACATCATAGGCACTAGCTTTGAGTAGTCTACGCCCATCATGTCGTCTGAGTCAGCGTCTCCAGTAACAGCTTCTGGTGCAACACTCTGTAGCTCCTGAGCAACCATGCCGTACTTCTGGTGTGAACCGTCAGCCTTCCAGTCGAACGAACGTACTTGGATGGCGTCAATGTCGTCAGAAGCAGAAGGTGCATCTACGATGTTGTCCTTGAGGCGTCGGTCTGATGATGTGTTATAAGTAGTAGCAGAGCTAGTAACAGAAATACTACCGACTGAGGTGTTGTCTTTGCGGAAGTTAATGACAGTACCGTCTGAGTTTCTTCTATTTAAGTCAAGAGCAGTATTGCCATTAGAAGTTATGTTTGCTCCACCAGCGGCTTTTGCCACAAGCCCTTCATTAAAGGTGTTGTTTACAGTCTTACCAACCAACAGGTTGCCTGAGCTATCAAGGCGCATGCGTTCTAACTGGTTAGTAGCAAACTGCATACTGTTTGAATCATGAGCGTAATTAATGTAACCAGCATAAGTGTCGGAACCACTTGCCGAATCACCAAAGTGGATTGTGTTAGCGCCATTAGTTGGATTAGCTAACATTTGAATTACCGACTGACCAGCTGATGTGCCGCCAATGTAAGGAGTGCCTGACAGGTGAAGGTCTTTGAAGCGAGCGGCAGATTTACCTAAATCAATAGCGTTATCTCTAGCGGCACCCGTGCCTTGATTAATTGGATGAATTACATCAGCGGCATCTTCAAAAGTTAAACCTGTATCGCCCGTACCTATAGTTAAATCACCACCATTAGTACCAATACGACCGACTGCGGTGCCGTCTTTGTAAAATGACGCAATGTTGCCATCAGAATTTGTTAAGTTAAGTGCTAATACTTCGTTACTGTCTCTTGTTGCAACTATAACACCTGAAGGCGCAATGTAGGTTCCAGCAGTGTTTAATGTCGTAGAAGTCTTACCAACCAGCAAGTTGCCGTCTTTATCTATTCTGGCCCGTTCATCAAAGTCTGTAGAGTTACCTGTATAAAACTCTAGCGAACCGTCGTATGTAGCGGCATTGGTGCATTTAATGCCTGCCCTGTTAAAACTATTAGTTCCAAAGGTTAAAAACTTTTCAGTGCCTGCCGTATCGTTAGCAGTAATGAGTTTGACTACACCGCTAGAGTCGATACGCATGCGTTCTGTGTTGTTTGTGCCAAAAGCTAAATAGCCTAAATCAACTTTCCAAAGCCCAGCTTCACTACCTTGGTCAAATAAATACATTCCAGAAGAGCTATTTGAACCCTGCACATACCCTGTAGCAAAACCACTTGAGGCTTTTACATGTAACTTACCACTAGGCGAACTAGTGCCGATACCTACATTACCGCTAGCGTCGATACGCATGCGTTCTGTAGGTGAACCAGCAGAGCCTGCTGAAGGGTGTGTATAAAATGCTAGAGCGCCCTTAAAACTTGCTCCTTCGTCAATAGCTTTTATAGCCGTTGTTTGCCATGTGTTGCTTGCTATAGCACCTAAAGTTATTCCAGTGCTTCCTGCTACGTGTAACGCTGACGATACGCTGGAGACACCAATACCTACGTTGCCGCTAGAGTCGATACGCATGGCTTCACCGCCAGACGTGTCAAAACTTAGTACATCTGTTGAAGTAGTGAGTGATGCACTTCCTGCTGTTGCAAATAAAGAAGCTCTAAGTGTTCCTGCGCTTTCTAAATCAAGACGCCCATACGTTGAACCGTTAATGGTTAATGTGGTTTGACTTGAATAAGTGTTTGGACTGCTAGTGCCAATACCAACATTCCCGCTGGAGTCTACCAACATACGAACAGCGGCGGCATCTGCATCATAAAGAGCAAATTTACCAGCACCAAAACTATTGCCTGAGCCTGAAGAATAAAGGGTGAAGTTACGACCACCAGTAGAAGTGTTATCTAGCTCAATGGTTGTTCCGCCTGTTGCGCTAGAGACAATATCGACAACACTGCCAGTAACGTCGATGCCTGTGGAGGTTGTTTCGAGCTTGGGGGTCGCCCCACCATCATAAAAAAGTTTAACAGCGCCATCAGCATTAGCATGAATCATTGCCTCTGACCCATCAGGTTTGCGAACCCTAAAGTCGTTGGCGTCGATTTGTAAATTTCCTGTGCCGTTATCTACAATATAACTGCCAGACCCATCGTGATAAATCTGTAGGTCAGAGCCAGCACCGAAGATAGCCTTGTCGTCGTCGCCGAAAGTTATATTCCCGGTAGTAGCAAGATTTGCAAAACTAGCCGTACCAGTTGCAGTAATGTCACCAGTAGTAATGCTAGTAGGATTAGTGCCTACTTCGATAACAGTGCCGCTTCCATTTTCTGTATACAGGCGTTTGTTAGTTAGGTCTAATGCGGGTTCACCTTGAACAAGATCACCACCCGCAGGAGCGCCAGAGCCGTTCTTAAGTTTAATCGTGGTCATTAATAAGTTCCCCCGTCAATCGTTGACAGTGTAGTTGCAATGGATGTTGTACCAGAGCCTGTAATAGCTCCTGTAAGGGTAATCGTTTGGTTGCCAGTTAGATAGCCAGCACTAGCGTGGTTGCCCCAACCGTGTGCCGTATCAGCCTTAGTGCCCTGTGCCGCAGTAGCGTAGTCAGCAGAGTTAAAAGCCTTAACCTGTGAAAGGTTAGTCACCTCTGAGTCCATTAAAGCACCAGCGGCTGTAACGTTAGCTGTGTCAGTTACGTCCGCACTGGCCTCAATACCATTTAGTTTTGTGTGGTCTGCATCGGTAAAAACATTAGAGTCTATTGCGGCTTCTACTGCGGCTCTAATCTCAGCATTGGTTTGGTCGCCTGTAGCACCTGCTTCTATACCGTCTAGTTTTGTGTGGTCTGCGTCAGTAAAGACGTTAGAGTCAGTAGCAGAGTCAACCAACGTACGGATTTCAGCCGCTGTTTGATCGGCAGTTGCACTGGCTTCAATGCCGTTAAGCTTAGTATGGTCAGCATCGGTGAATACATTGGAGTCTGAGGCTGACTCTACAAGTGCCCTAATTTCTGCGGCTGTTTGGTCTGCTGTAGCACTAGCCTCAATACCATCTAGCTTTGTGCCATCTGTTGCTACGTCACGACCATCAATAGTACCTGTAAGTACCACATTACCCGTGATGTTAACGTTACCTGTGCCCGTAATGTCGTTGCTGTTTAGGTCTAAGTTACCGCCTAACTGTGGGCTAGTGTCACCAATAAGATCTGGGTTAATAGTGTTCCACGTGGAACCATTATAAATTCGTGTACTTCCGTCACTAGTATTGAAGTACCAATCGCCTGCCGTTACCGCATTACCATTACCATCAACAGTCGGGTTACTAGACAGTGCGCCAAGATACAAACCATCAATAGCTTCTTTGGCTGACTCAGCCGCTGTTTGTGCGGCCTCTGCCGCAGTCTGTGCAGTCTGAGCCGCAGTGGCGCTCGTTGCCGCGTTAGTTGCCGACGTACTGGCAGAAGTGGCAGAAGTGCTGGCAGAAGTGGCAGAAGTTGCGGCCTCACCAGCCTTGGTTGTAGCAGTAGTTGCTGATGCGGATGCGTTAGTTTCAGCCGTTTCGGCGTTAGTCTCTGCTGTTTCTGATGCTGTCTTAGCAACCTCTGCCGCAGATTGAGCTGTTTCTGCCGCTGTCTTGGCTGTCGTGGCAGAACCTTGGGCCGCTACTGCCGCATTCTCCGCAGTCTCAGCATTGGTTTCCGCTGTCTCTGCGTTAGTCTCTGCGGTCTCCGCATTAACCTGAGCAGTCTCTGCCGCCGCCTTGGCTACTTCAGCCGCCGCTTGTGCAGTTTGTGCGGATGTTGCGGACGCCGCCGCTTCATTTGCTTTTGTAGAGGCTCTAGTCGCTTCAAGTGCTACCTCAGACGCATACGTGTCCGTACTAGCATCGCCAGATCCACCTGTACCACGAAATAACGCCATCTGAAGCTCCTACAAAAGAAAAGGAAAAGGGGCCTTGCGGCCCCGTGATTTCATTACTCAGCTACTGCGAGTACAAAACCAGCTTCAGGACGATATACCTGAATACCGTACAGGCAATCAGCCGTGTACAGAGTCGAGAGGTATTCCTGCTTGTACTGAGTCTGCGAGCGAACTGCTTGCTGTTCCGCCATGACGATTGCGTCAGTGTGGAACAAAAGAGCCGCACGAGTATCAGCAGATCCAGCCGTGTTGTCTCCAGCCGCTTCGATAGTACGGCAGTTAGCTGAGACATAAACGTCTACACCGTAAAGGTTACCGATCAAGCCAGAGTTAACAGCTTGGCCCGATACGAAGTCAGAAGACACGTAACGGTCGATGCCCATGATGGTGTTACGAACAGAAGGCGGGATGATGAGTGAACGTCCGTCCATAGGTACGTTGTTGTCATCAAGCTTTTGGATCATGTCGCGGAAGAACGCATCGGTAAATACGTCAGCAGGAACGATAGTATCGTCAGTGTACTGAGTAGTTGTACCGCCGTCGTTGAAGAAACAACCAGAGTGCTGATAGTCAGTAGCCGCTGGGCTGAATACAACAGCACCACCGTCACCAAAACCAGTACCTGCCGCGTGGAGATCGTTATCAATCTGCACAGCAAGCGCATAACCAGCATCTTCAGTATAGAACTGACGGAGGCTAGAAAGTGCCTGTACTTCTACGATGTCTTCGATTAGACGTGAGTATTCGAAGTGACGGTCGATATCAACAGTCAATTCGCCTTCGGTGTTTGCGATAATTGTTACCGCAGTGTCAGCCGATTTCGCATTCGCATCACCACGTACGGGC